TTGTCTTACTCTGATCAACTAAGTCAATCAGATTCCATTGGTCAACCAAGTTTGCAATCGTATTGCGTCGTGCTTGGTCTTCTTCAGAAAAATTAGTTGGCTTTCCATCAAGTGCAAACAGTTCTTTAAAGTGAACGATATAGTATTTGCCTTGTTTATGGAGAATGTGGCAGGACTGATAAAGTTTTTTCTCTTTGATAGATGCTACACCAATGCGTGTAAGAGTCTCTCTAACTTTTAAAAAATCATCATCTTTTTTCAGCTTGACCTCTACCAGGTCTTCAATAGCAATAGACATTATTATTATTCCTCACAGCTTTGTAGTCTATCTTTTATACATTGCAACTGTTCAGTAGTTAGTACTTTCAGAGCTTGTTCTGCTTTTGAATCGCTACACTTGTAGTATGATTGTACAGCTTCGAAGTCATCATTATTAATCTTTTTGTGCCACTTACTGAACCGTTTCTTAGATCGTATACTATTTATAAAAAAGTCAAACTGGAGAGTTTTGTCTATATGTGAGTTTACATTCATCTCGTTAGCATACAATACTGTATCGGGAAAGTATGATAGACCCTTGTTTACTAAGAATGGTTGATAGCCTTGCTCGGCGAGTTCATCGTTGTTACTGCCGTGTACTAAGTTTTCCTTTGTATAGTTGATTGCGTTCAGATAGTCAAATGGGTTGCTCATTTGAATTCGCAGTCCATCATTACATGCGTCAAGAACGCAACTAGGTTGATCTCCTGATCAACAGCAAAAGCTGACTTGTATTGATAGTCTGCAATATGTACAACAATCTGTGGTATAGATTCAGGCTTCAGATATTGATAGGCTTGGTCATACAACTTACGAAAGACCATACTGCTATCAATGTCACTATTCTCCGCAACCCACTTGCGCATCTCTGTAAACTCTTTCTGCTTCAAGTATTCAACCAAAGTTGTTATACTATCATCAGACTGAGTTAGTACGCCAGTGTCAATAGCACCTAATACTGAACCTTGTTGTAGTGTGTTCCATACACGACGGAAGTCTGGAAACTTCTTCTGTACAATCTCAGCAACTACCTTCTTATTGTACTCGACATTATTCTCCTCAAGTACATTGATAGCACGCTTGAACATTTGCATAGCAAGTTCAGGCTTCTCACTATTCTTGAACTTAAAGTCAATAACAGAGCAACGAGATTGCAACGGATCAATAATGCGATTCTTGAAGTTGCAGGTTAGAATGAATCCACAGTTAGAGGAATACTCTTCCATAAAGTTACGAAGAGCTGGTTGTGTAGACTGAGCATTCAGATAGTCTGCTTCATCAAGAATCACATATTTGCGGCCACCCGCAAACGACACAGAAGATGCATAGTCTTTGATTAGTGTTCGCAGGGTGTCGATATTACGACCCTCAAGAGAGCCGTTAATAAACATATAGTCGCGACCAAGCTGATCTAATAGTGCCTTTGCTATAGTTGTCTTACCAACACCAGCACCACCAGAAAGAATCAGATTTGGTACTTCGCCGTCCCTGACATATGCATTAAATATATCTTTCAGTTCTTGTGGCAGTACACAATCATCTACAGTCTTAGGTCGATACTTTTCAGTCCATAGAAAGTCTTGTTTATCCATTACTACGCTCCGAAACAATCCAGTATGTGTGAGTGTTATTGTGGAATTGGATAACACGTTCACTAACAGTTACATTGTATTCGGAAGGTAGAATCTTCACTACATTCTCTGTCTTAACATTGATAGTAAAATCATTATCGATATCACCTTCAATGTCAAGATCAAATGTATGTGATGTTGGATCTTTAGAGTCTGCCGTTCCTACTTTCAATTTACCACCAACAGATACAAGTCTAATAATATCTGTCTGCAATACACTTGCAGCACGGATCAGACTTGTTAGTTGGGAGTTGTTCAAAGCAAATGAACATACTGGATCTGCAACATCAATCTTATTAGTCAATGGTGCAACAACCATAGTTGGATCGGCATAGGTATAGTTTACATTACCTGTTTTAGATTTAATCTCTACACTCTTTTCGCTGAAGTTAAGATCTGGTTCTTCAAGCATTGAGATAACGCCCAGAAACTTATTCAGTTCATAGATGCAGAAAGATTGATCAAAGACTTCTTCAGTAATCATCCGTGCAATGATTGTTTTGGAAGGAGACATTGTTACAAGCTCACTTCCAGGATTAACAACCAAAGAAGGATTGATTTGGCTAAAGTTCTTCAAAGTATTCACAGTATCATTACAAAGTTTCATCATTTATTGCCCCGGTGTCTTTTGTTTACCAAGTTTATCAATATCGGCTGTTGCACTTGCACCGAGCTGTGCAAGATCAGGCAACGAACCACCAAATACATAAGAGCCCATATGCTGTAGTTTCATCCAAGGACAATACCACACTTTCATATCAATCTTACGTGTCCACTGACAGAACATATAATCTTCTGACAGATAACGATTGGAATCAGGACAGATCAACGCATCAAAGAAGGCTGTAATCTGACGTGATCCATCAAAATGTTTAGTACGAACATGGTCAGGCTTATACTTCAGCTCAGGATATGCTGCTTCAAACTTCTCAAATGTATTCTTACGAATCATCATAAAGCCAGTACCAGCTTCCAACACTTCGACCGGTTCGTCTAGTGGAATGTTTGTACCACTCACAGGGTTGAATACATAGTCACCTACATATCGCTGCAGTTCTTCAGGATTGTTATCACCAAAGCCTTTGTCTACAGCATCCTTAACTTTCTCCCATGAAATACATTTCTTAGGATAAGGACCACAGATAACATCGTAGTCATCATCTTCTGGATTTGGACTTTGCAAAGCTGCGAGAGTCAAGATGTCATTAGGATCAAACCCAATGTCTGAGTCAATAAACATAAGGTGTGTACAATCACTACGCATAAACTCATCTACACAATAGTTACGAGCACGTGTGATTAGCGACTCGTTGAACAAGTAGAAGAAACGAATATCCATACCCCACTGCTGTCCAATAGATGCAAGATCAACAGACGACTTAGTATACATACCTGCACACTGACCACCATACATTGGTGTCGCGACCATAATCTTTCTTTGTTGTAGTTCTTCTTTACTGATACTAACTTCCATTGCCATAATATTTTAATTCCTCTGTTACCATTTCTTCAATTAGTGTATCTAAAGTATACTTTGGACTCCATTCTAAGTCAACACGAGCTTTGTTGGAGTCACCTAACAGCAGATCAACTTCTGCTGGTCGGATAAATTTAGGATTGATCTTAATTACTTTATCAATATCAAGATACAAGTGATTACATACAATCTGAGCAAACTCTTTCACAGTATGTGTTTGTTCCATTGACAGAACATAATCGCCTGGCTTATCTTGCTGCATCATTAGGTACATGCCTTCAACATAGTCTTTGGCATGACCCCAGTCACGTTTGGCATCCATATTGCCCATCTCGACATACTCTTGATCACCGTTCTTAACTTTGACGAGCTGATGTACGAGCTTCCGTGTGACAAATTCTTTACCACGTAATGGTGATTCGTGATTAAACAGAATACCATTACAAGCAAACATATCATACGACTCACGATAGTTTACTGTCATCCAATACGCACCCAACTTAGCAACACCATATGGAGACCGTGGGTAGAATGGTGTTGTTTCTGACTGTGGTATCTCTCGAACAGATCCAAACATTTCTGATGTACCAGCTTGATAAAACTTAACATCATCTTCCATATAAAGTGTCCTCATTGCCTCTAGAATGCGGCTAGGACCCATATAGTTGCAGTCTGAAGTGTATATTGGCTGTTCGAACGATAGGTGCACAAATGATTGTGCAGCTAAGTTATAGATCTCATCTGGACCTGTAGATTCTAACACACGAAGAATGTTTGTCATTTCATTGAGCTCAAAGTCAACAAACTCAATGTCATCAGTGATACCAAGACGGTCAAGACGCCAATGACTCAGACCAGTATTTCTTCGTTGAGCTCCATATACTTTGTAGCCATGGTCAAGAAGTAGCTGTGCAAGATATGCACCATCCTGTCCAGTGATACCAGTAACTAATGCAGTCTTGTTACTCATCATACTTCTTATCGTGTTCGCTATCTACACCATAGTCACCATCATAAGTTGAAAGCGTCTCAGCTGTAAACAAGATAAACTGGCCAAGGCGTGTGCCTTTCTTGATCTGAGCAGGACCAGATGTTACGTGCAGACAACCTGCCATCACACCTTTGTATCCTGAGTCATACAATCCAGAAGTAAGGAACAAACCATTACGGTTCAATGTAGAGCGAGTAATCACCCAACCTGCTTCACCTTCTGCAATATCTACAATACCTTCAAAGATAACCTCATATCGCTTACCAGCTTCAAGCTGCCAGTAGCCATCCTTAGTTGGTACTGGCTTTGATCCACGGTGTAGTTTCTTTTCTTCATCAATGGTAAATGTACTATCATCAATCAACATTAACGATTCAACTTTTAAGTCAATCGCATTTGGCTGTACTTGTACTTCATCAAATCCAACTACCTCTTTACCATCACGTACTCGGATCAGGCGTGAGTTACTATTGGAGCTCGCTAGATGCTTCATCATTGTTTGTGTCCTCTGCGTACATCATTAAAATAATATAGTGCATAGCCTTCAAAAGGTCTTTGCGGTTCTTTCCATCTTTCTTGCCATAACGTGCAAGATACTTCATTGCAGTATCACGAGCAGTTGTATTCAAACTACCCATACTCTGCCATACATCAACTACCTGAATACCTTCATTCACATAGTGTTGTCCATAAGTAGAATCAACATAGTCAACAAGCTCTTGTAGAATCTCAGGCTCGTTGTAGTTGTATTGACCTTTACTAAACTTCAATAGTTTCAAGTTCACTTCCATACCAAATTCATCCCTTAGTTTTCCCATAGGTAGCCCCATACCAACTTGTCAATATACTTCATGTTTTGCTCAGCCATCTCTATAAGACCATAATCATTTGTTTCGAAGTCAAAGTCAACTTCTTTTTCAAACTTACCATTTACTAGACCTGTAGGACTTTTGTCAAACTTGAATCCATTCAGACCAGCCCATACAGCTGCAGATGAGTCCCAGGTATCAATGAACTTACGGAATGGATTCATAAACATAATCTCATGTGGTCCATCTACCATACCAAGGAAGTGAAACTTCTTACCAAGAAACTTTGCAGTCTCAAGCAATGGTGTGGTTGCTAGTTCGTAGTATATCCGTTGCCTAGACGCAAAGCGCTGTAGTTTGTTATCCTTTTCGATCCCACCAAACGCATTGGGAACACCAAGAATAGACACACCAATGTAATCAACGTTATCTGAATAACATCCATACTTAAATCCTTCAAGGTAGTCATCCATATCTCCAATTTTACTTTGTGGTACATAGAAGGTCTTAAAGCCTTCTTCTTTCAGCTCTGGACCCATACGTTCTGCTGCTTCGATTGTCTTAGCAGACTCTTCGCCAGGATAATCACTCATTACAATATAGTCAGCACCAATACGCTCACCCATTGTAATCAGTTTCTCACTATCATACATTGGACGGCCTTGCTTGTACATCTCAAATGCACTGTTGTCCATAATAATGGTACAGCCATACTTCTCCTTCTGCTCGACGTAGAAGTCAATATACTTTTGATCTGTTTCAATCAGATGTGCAAGTGTAAGATGGACTGAGCGGCCATCTACAAGATCCAAATGTGGTGTAGGAGCAATGTGACAGAACTGAGGCTTATTTGCTTCAATGTCAGTTAACTCACTTGGGGTAGTACGCACGTGTTCCATTTTCTAAATCCTCACTCACTTCAATAACAATGTCACGTTCTGGATAAGCTGTTGATATATAGTCATACAAATCATCAGCCATCATCTCGCAAGACTTATAGTCGAGCTGCAATGTGCCTTCATTATACAACCCTTCCAGCTCTCTTTTCAACAGAATAAATTCTACATCTCGGTCATCATGAAACACTTCAAGCTCTACACGGAAGTGAAACATATGCCTATGAGGATACTTCAGGAATTCTACACCTTCTGGTGCATCAGGATATTTGTGGATACCTTCCTTCTGGAACGTCACCCATATAAACTTAGATTTCTTCAACTTCATCTCCAACTAACCATAATTTATAATCCAACAAGTAGCCTTTCATCTGCGCGTAATGCAGCGGCATACTCATTGCATGAAAGACATTGTAGATTGCAGCTTCTGCATTGTTGCCTTTCTGTTCAAACAGTGGGGACTTCTCTCCATTAATCCAGGTCATTTGACCTCTAGCAAGCATGTCGTTGCTGCTCCCGAATGTTATCATAAAACTCTTTCTTAATAGAGTCGTTATAGAATTGACCACGAAGAACAGCTGTCTGTGTTAAGGAGCTATGAGCTTCAACACCACGGTTTTCCATACAACCATGGGTAGCTTGAATATATACACCTACATCTTCTGCACCAGTAGCTTGTTGGATCTCTTCAGCAATCTGTCGGCACAGTTCTTCTTGCAATGTACCACGACGAGCACACCACTGAGCAATACGTGCATACTTTGATAAGCCAATCACTTTAGTACCAGGAATTAAACCAATATAACAAACACCCTTTACAGGCTGATGGTGATGGGAGCACATAGATTTAATCTCTGCGCGAGTAACCAGCATCCCTGTATAACGATCATCATCATTGTCGTTAGGAAAAGCAGTCACA